CTTCACACCATTCCATGACTTTGGCCGCAATCTATTCTATGATTGGGATAAGCAAGAGTGGAGCAAATTTGACAACTTCATGATTGAATGCATCCAGTATTATTTAAAGAATGGCATTGTCAACTATGCATCAGTTAACCTGGATGAGAAGAGATTGATGTCAGAGATAGGTCATGATTTCTACAGCTGGATAAATGATAACATGAAATTCAATGAGAGAATGATTCTCAAGGATATGTTTGAGAAATTCTGTGATCAGTATCCTACTTACAGAAAGTTTAGTCAGAAGTATACATCAGGCAGAATCAGAAAGTATGGAGATTATCTTGTAAAGAAAGGTAAACTTACAAGAGTAGATGCTGGCAAACAGAATGGCTCCATTCCTTACATTGAATATGTGACTGAGCAAAAGAAAGAATCTGAATGGGATAATTTACAAACAATTGATAAAGCACCTTTTTAATATGAAACAGACATCAATCATCATGATCCTAGCATGGTCCGCAATCTTTGCCTTATTCATCAGCAAATTGTCAGAGCAGAAGAAAGTAGTACCAGGTGAAGAGCACAAATTTACATTTGTAAACGCACAAGACTGGGCAAGGGATACAACTTTAGCACCAGGGAAAACATTAACACTAGATAGAATATATGAACAAGGAAAATAAACAAAGACTCATTGATCTTGAGACAGCACATCTAAAAGAGAAATATCCATCAATGCCTGAATTCGCACTGGCAAAGACTAAGTGGGCCGACTCATCAGCCAATGCTCTGACTAAATCAGTGGTTTCATTCATCAACTTATCAGGCTATCAAGCTGAAAGAATCAATACTACTGGAATGTGGAGGCAAGGAGCCAAGCTAAAGGTAGGTGAGGGAACAAGACAGATGCCAGGGAAGTGGACCAAAGGAACTGGTACAAAGGGATCTGCTGACATATCAGCCACAATCAATGGCAGATCAGTTAAGATTGAGATTAAGTATGGCAAGGATATACAGTCTGAAGCACAGATAAGATATCAAGAAATGATAGAGAAAGCTGGAGGAACATATCTGATTGTTAAGTCATTTGATGAATTTATTCAATGGTTTGATTTGTTTATCTCAAAATAATAATTATATTTGTTGAAATTTAATACCACAAATTATGGCAACAGTTAAAGAAAAGGAGAGTGCAGCTCCAGTACCTATGTACAAAAAACTGCATAATGCAAAGCTAGCAATCGGCAAGGTCCACAAGAATGCTCAGTCACATCATTCAAGATACGCAGATCTCAATGCTGTACTAGATGCATGTGAGAATATCCTGATGGAAAATGGACTGATCATCATGCAGCCTATCATTGACCAAATGGTATACACCAAGATTATAGATGTTGACACTGGTGAGCATGTAGAATCAATGATGAAACTGCCTGACTTACAGAATCCAATGCAGCTTGGATCTGCCATTAGTTACTATCGCAGATACACATTGACCAGCATCCTATCATTGGCCGCAACAGATGATGATGGCAAGGCAGCATCGAAGGCAACTGAAGAGCCAAAGCCAGCAGCTAAGACATCACTTACAGATGAGGCATTTGGTAGAGCACTTGCCAAGATTGCAAGAGGTGAGTATACGGCAGAGGAATTGAGAACAAACTATTTACTAACTAAAGATCAGGAGGCAAGATTATGAATAAGATGGCAATAGAAAGGATGGCAGAATACATCCTAAGTGATGAGTGGAATATACTGAGTGACCATCTCAAATCAGAATGGCTTAAAAACTTCTATCAAAAAGCCAAGCTAGAGATAATGACAGCCTACATTGATGGTAAGTATAAGTCAGAAGGTTATGAGAATTCAGAAGATTACATCAAACAAAACTTTGAGATATGAAATGGCATCCATCAAGCATAGGGAAGATCATGACAAATGCTAGAAGCAAGTCAGAGGTCCTATCAGAAACAGCAAAGAGTTATATCAAGTCAATTGCAAAGCAAGACTTCTACGGCTACAATATTGAGCTGAATAACAAGTACATTATCAAGGGCATTGAGCAAGAGCAAGACAGTATTGATCTAGTGAATGCAGTCAGATTCACTGACTACAAAAAGAACAAAGTCAGACTAGAGACTGAACTGATGACTGGTGAATGCGACATCCTACTGGATGATGCTATCATTGACATCAAAACATCTTGGTCATTAGAGACGTGGCCAGCAACATCAGAGGATGGTGATGAGTCACTTTATGAATGGCAAGGCAGAGCTTATATGTATCTGTATGATAGGCCATCATTTGAGCTCATCTATTGCATGGTGTCAACAGATCCTAACAATGATCTAGGACTGCTTAATCAGTGGGATAACATGTCATTGCATAGAGTGGACCATATTGATGCAGCAAAACGTATCACAGTCATCAGATATGAACGTGATATTGAGCTTGAGCTAGCAATGCTGGAGAGACTCAGACATGCATCAGAGTTTTATGTGCAGTATATTAACAAGCTAAACAATAAATGATGGAAGTAGTACAAGAGCATGTATATGATATCAAGTCTGAATCAATGTATTGGAGGGTTTACTTTACTCAAATTTCTTTAATACCTTTGACGAATGAGGAATATCATGAGGTGTCTGCAAAGCTGGATCAAATCCTTGAGGACTTGGAAACTAGGCGAAAATTTATGGGTACTGGTAACTAATTTAATCTATAGAAATAATGACGAAACGTGAACAAATAGCAACAGAATTGCTAGCAGCAATGATCATTGCCTCAGAAGGCAAAGCAATGAATACACTTGTGGAAAAATCAGTTATCTTGGCAGATCATTTGATTGAGGAATTGAATGCCACAGAAGAGTATGAAGGGCCTAGTATTAAAGTGGTTTAGCATGGCTTGTGATATTATAACAGCAGCACCAATTCAATGTCCGGGAGGGCCATTGAACATCAAGCAAATGATCATAGATATGACCATTGAACAAATCAGAAATTATACACCAATATACTTTTAAAATGGAACAGAAAATAAACAGTGGAGCAATCTTCAAGAATGATAAGAAGACTGCAGACAATCAGCCTGACTACAGAGGCAAGATCAATGTAGAAGGTAAGGAGTTTGAAATCTCACTATGGGTGAAAACAGCTCAATCAGGAGTTAAGTACATGAGTGCAGCAATCAAAGAGCCATGGGTAGCACCAGCACCAGCACCAGCACCAGTATTGCAGAATACAAGTGATAAAATAAAGTCAGCAGCAGATGAGTTATTTGAAGATGACCTTCCCTTCTGATGTGAGCCTAAGTGATTGGATGAGAGGAGAGCTTCACAAGAGGCTTTCTTCTCGTTACAAGCTGACTCATCTGTCAGAAGATAGTGATTTGAACTATGCACAGCTGTGGCGGTTTTGTAATAGCAAGCCAGTATCAGAACAATTTATCAATGAGTTATTCAAATATTTAATAACTTCGGGATGTGTTTTGGAATAAAGAGGCATACAATATCGCAATCAAGATCACTGGAGGCTCAGAGCTATACCGTGACCTTGTCTCAGATGTATTCATCATACTCAGTAAGCTCGATATCCAAGATGCCGATTTACCAAGAACATTTGCAAGGTATGCCTACAATCAGTGGAAATGGCCTGGCAGTGAATTCAACAAGAAATTCAATCCCCCAATACGTCTGCTCCCATTCGAGACAGATGTTGCCTTCAAAGAGACAGAAGATGATGACCTATCAGAATATCAATGCTATCTTGATAACTACATGCAGAAGTCTCCTGAAGATGATCAAGAGCTATTTTGTAAAGAACTAACTAAAATGCATCTGTATGGGATGACTTATAGAGATATCAAAGCAGAAACAAATCTGCCCCTCAGAGTCATTCATGGTGCAATAAAACAATTTAAAAATGATTTATATTCTATTCATACTGGCGAGCCTAGGGATATCAAGAGCAATGATGACCTTTGAACTGCCTGATATCAAACCACTAAACTGCTGGAGCTGCCTATCCTTTTGGACTTCAGTAATCTTATTACTGATGTACGACTGGCACACTGTTGGCATAGCATTCATCACATATTTACTAGCTGATATTATACAATCATGGGAGAGCAAGCAATGACTGATCAGGACAAGTATTTTGCCATGATTGGTGCAATACTTTTGCGTGAGCTGCACAATAGCAGAGAGCTCAGAAGAAAGATAAAAGGCACAGCCTTAGAGAAGAAACTACTTAAAATTATGAAGCCATGATATCAAATGAGCTGATGAGCCAAACGCAAAGATTTATGAAGACTAGATCCTTTGCACTGAATGAAGAGCTAAAAGAGGAGCTGTCCATGTGGCTCAAGTTAAACAAGAATATTGTGCTCAATAAAAGATGTGGCACATGCCTACGGAATGCAATGAGAGATCTAGCAGCCCACATTCAATCCAACATCAACACAGAGATCAAACCAGCTAAGATTCAGTTTATTGGAACAAAACAATATAACTATGAGAGCATGAGCTACAATGATATGAAGGCACTGGCAAAAGATA